CCATATCTCCACGATACCGCCACTATCTGCAATGAACTATATCAGCACCTTGTCAAGGTTGGGTTGACAAATGCTGGTAGCAGATAGATTATATAGGCTGCTACACTAAAGCCAAGCTAGGGCCTCCACAGTTGGGTGTGGGGGCCCTTTTCTTTTATCCCATATGTCCGATTTGTAACTAATGTCCAAATTTTATCGAGATCGAGGTAGCTCAAAAACCCCCTTTACGAATAGGCTAAAATTCACCTTTACGAACGGGCGGGAATTTCTATTTATTCCCACTAGTAAAAATATAACCTTTACGAATATAACAATATTCACCTTTACGAATAGCATAATATTCGCTTTTAGTAAACATATAAAAAAGTGATTCATTTCACATAAAATAAATGTAAAATGATTCTATTTTACATAAAATATTACACAAAATCTATTGATTTGTCCAAGAAATATTGTGTTTTTTATATGTTTATTTGAGTATATATTACGAATGTGATGAATATTACATGCAATATATGGGGATATAACTTGACAAATGGGCAATTTGACATTACGAACGCCAATATGTTATGATTTATATCTAAATAACTATAATGTAATATTATCAGGTGATATTATTTATTTTTGTATGACTATATTCTCCACTTTACTCCACTATACACCACATTAAACCATGCTAAATGGCTCTATAAGACTCTAATTATGGGCGGGAGAGGTAGGATATTGCCCTATTCAAGTTATCTATGTTATCCCTAAATAGCCCTAGACCAGAGTTACACTTGTTACATAGATATGCTCTAAATTCTCCTGTTTTCCAATCATGATCTAGATACCATTTCTGGTTAGTTTCTTGACATATTGGGCATACATAGTCTTCATCTGGATATGGGTTAGCTTTTTTTAAATCATTGACCAATTTACCCTTTATGCCAGCACATTGCTTACATATATCCTTATAGTGTATCTTTACTGGGGTAGTTGAGGATATTACGAATTGATCTCTTTTCTTATCTATATTGCATATACGACAATTGATTATTTCTCTACTAGAAATGGTATCAATCATATTCCCGCCCTTTTTTTCGCTCAATTTTGCCCCTCTACTTTGCTCATTACTCTGCTATAATTGTAACAGATAAAGGAGAAATAATCAATGATTGATTTCAGTAATTTTGAGAAAATAAGTGATGAAGCATATGTCTGGCGTGATTTCTTGGGCGATGAACTATCTGATATCCTGTTTGAGCAGTCAGCTGCTATATCAAATAGCCCTGCTGGCATAGACGATTCAAATGGATATGCTCGTGAAGATAGATCAGATAGGGTTCAATTACTACATGGAGCAGTTGATCAAAGAGCTGTGGATAAGGTACTTGATTTCTTTAAAAATACTGAATACGAAATAAGATATTTCTTACACTGGCATAATCCCGCCGACATCTGGTTTCCAATCCATAGAGATGAAGAAGCACCAGACCCAACACCCCTAAAAAAAGCTTGGGGTGGGGTTCTTTATCTTTCAGAGATGGATGGCGGAGAACTTTTCTATCCAACTAATAATACCTGGTTTCAGCCACATAAAGGAGATTTAGTATTACACACAGCATCTATTATTCATGGTGCTGCTGCAGTAAGAGGAGATAACAAAAGATTTATTACTTTTGTAGCTTACGATAAAAATCATCCAGTTGACCCTAACGACCATCCTACCAGAGAAGAAGAAGCTGCGTCTACAATGAGAGATGTTATGAACTCTAAAGAATGGCTTGAGACCGATTTAGGTAAAAGATTTATTGCTTACCAAGAGTGGTACTGGGGAAACAAGATTAATATTTAATTGTCTGAGTTGCTGGAGGCGTTCTTAGATTCATAGAAAACAATGCTCTTCTTCCAGATGTTACTGGATTCACAAGATGTGGATCTATCCCTCTAAAGTAAAACAATGTGCCCGCTTGAGGTCTATAAGTGATTGGATTTTCAGTGCTTGGGAAATCTCCATCATAAAATACAATCTCCCCGCCTTCATATTCATCTGTTAAATAAAGCAAAGCAGTTAAAAGTGTGCCACCTTGGCCGTAGTCATCTATATGATATTCTTTGAAATTTTGACCTTGACCAAAATTTCTATAATTAAATAGTTCTATGCCTAGATCATCTTTTGGATAATTAAATTTAGCTTTCATGGATTCCATAATAAGATTTAATGTATCATAAAACAATGCCTCATTGGCATCTTTCTTTTTTAAAGTTTTAAACAAATAATTTTCGTCATAAATAGGCAAAAATTCACTCATGTTGATATTAGCGTATCCTTGTCCATCAAGCTTTATATTATTTACAAAATAATCGTTAATGTACTTACATGTATCTTTGCTGATAAAATTTTCAATTATTTTTGGTTGCATTTTTCCTATTCCTTTTTGTTAAAACTATTATATCATAGTAGGTATCAACCTACGTAACCGCCCGTTTGTTCTGCTTTTACTTTAAGATCTACCCCAGTGTAAAAGAAAACAATGCAAGATCTTTCTCCTGAAGTAACTGGCAAAACCTCATGTTGACCAAATTGCGTACCTTCAAAATAATATAATTGACCAGATTTTGGTTTATGCGAAATATACTCATTAGTTTCTGGATTCTGCCAATCGTAATGTGTGTACCACAAAAACTCTCCGCCATCATAATCGTCAGTTAAATATAAAATTGCTGAATGAACGTCATATTTGCTTACCCCCCAATCAGTATGCAATGGTAGATACTGCGTAGGTCCGTAATTAGTATATGTCATAGTTAAAAGATTAATTTTGTTATTAGGCAAATTAAAATATGTCTTTATTGAATTTGCAATTAAGTTGTTTAAATCAAGCATAAAAAGATCTTCAGGCTTTACTCCGTCAGAAAATATTTTTTTACCCGTGCCGTCTATAGTGTCAAAAAAATTTAGCTCATGATTATGATATATTGAAAAACGACTTAGACCGTTAGGGTGATTATCATCTGGATAATGAGGTTGTGTTTTATCCTTTAAATAATTATGTATGGCGTATGCTGTTTCCCTTGAAATAAATTCATCCAATATATTAAGTTTTTCAGACATAATTTAATCACCTTTCGATTCTATTTTAATTTTAAATTCTTCTTCTCTTTCTATAATTAAATAATTATAGTTATAAAGTCCAAGTTTTGACTCAAGATTTTCAACAATTTTATTTAGTGGTAATTCATCGCATGTATAAAAATCAAACTGAATTTTACATGGAAAAGGTTCGTCCCAAATATGTAATGTTATGTGAGATGTTTCGGTTGCACAAATGCATACTAAACCTCTGCGATTATCTTTTTCTAAATAATAACAGATGGGACCAATTATTACTTGATTTTCAATTAAACTTAATAAATCTTTCATCCATATTTCAGCATACTGAACGTTTTTTACTGGACTTTTTGTTATTCCGTTTATCAATAATTGCTGATAATTTGCCAATTTATATCCCTTTATTTTGCTATCTTATAAAACAGTATGATGTTGCTTCTTTCACCAGAAGTTATCATATTAACAGAATGAGGCGTTTCTTCGTCGCCTTTAAAATATATTAAAGACCCAGCGTCTGGTTTGTAAGATGTACTTTTTTCTTTATCGCCCGAAAGATCATCGTAAAACAATATCTCTCCACCGCCGTAATCGTCAGTCAAATAAAGCAAGGCTGAATAATAAGATTCTGTGTAGCCATCTACTCCTCCATATGCATCAGTATGCCAGCCAAGCTCTTGACCAGTTTCAAGAATTTGATACATTGCTCTATCCAAAACAAGGTTTTCTACCTCAAACTTATCTTTAATTTCTTTAACTATTTTTATAACTAAATCATTAAATTTAACATCTGCTTTATCCGATATACCGTTCTCAGTAATATATACGTTTAAAAGATTTTTTGGACTTAAAACAGATATTGATTTAAGATAAGAGTTAAGTTCAGATGCTGATTCGCTACTAATAAAATTATCAATAACTATTGGTTTCATTTTTTTCCCCATATTCTGATATTTGTTTTTCGTATACATAAGTTTGAGTCATATATCTTTCTCCACTTATTATTTTATTTACTAAGTGATTTTCAAAACTAGGAAACATTATTAATGTTCCAGCTTTAGGCTTAATTGTTAAATCATGTTTTGTAAAAAACAGCTCTCCACCCTGATAATCCTCGTTTAAATAAAGAATTGATGTAAAAATGGGAGTTGTTGGTTTCCCATCTTCTAGTAGGTATCCGTATTTGTCGTAATGTTTTGACATATAAGAACCAGCAAAGTAAACTCTAGTCATGAACTGCAAAGAATCAATATGTTCTTTAGAAATATTTTTATTTAATGCTGGTGTATAATTGTTAATACATTCTGAAAATACCTCAATAAATTTTTTATACTGATAGTTTGTTTTATCAATATAAATTGCTTTTGCATTTAAAGTAGATCCCCCGCCATCATTGTTATATGGTTTCCAATTTGGCATAGCTGATAAACTTTTGACAAGCTCTTCAGGATTTAAAAGAGCTTCTTCAAACTGCCATATATCGCCATATTTTATTATATTCAAATTTTGCCAATCAGCTTGAAAAATCACCCAAATGATTAAAGCATAAGGATACTTGTTTGCCATCCCTAAAATCGGAATAGAGTCCGTCATTGAAACAATAATGACATTTATCATTATTTAGTTTGTTACAATGTGAACATGTCATTTTTGCATCCTGTATAATCCATTTGTGCTTGCAATTACTCATAGAAATATATTATACCATTTATTTCTTTTTTAAGCATTTTTATTTTTATCATCTATGTATACAAAACCTAGGCCTTTTCTTCTGACTTTGCTCCAGTCTAGGTCGTCCTTGCTTTGTTTTTTTAGATCCGTAGACCCAATTGCCGATTCCCACAACCCGCTTTGATAAACGCTAGATTCATATTGAATATCTTGATTACCGTTCACACTGTAGCCTTTATATTGACCAAATGTGCCTTCAATTAAATCTTGTTTATCTCTGCAAAGCCCTTTAATTTTGTTTTGTAGATGATCATTTGCATCAGACAAGTATTTTATTTGCTCAGATTCATATTTTGCTGATTTTTTAAGACGTTCCATTTCATTTTTTAGTTTTTTATTTTCCAGCTGAAGATAAGAATAATGATCATTTTTTGGACTACCTTTTGAAAGACGTAATGCTCTTTGATAGTCTTCTATTGTTTCTATATAATTAACTATTTTTTTTTCATAAAAATGAATACAATATATAATTCCAAATGTATAAAGTCCCAATATTAATAAATATATCATTTATTTTCTTTCTTTTTTTGACTTATTTTTTTAACAACTTTTTTTGCAACTTGCTTTTTTTCGGATCTAAAGCTTAAAAGTGCTTTAAGTTCTTTTACCTCAGCCCAACGTTTACTTGCTATTTCACGGGCATCAAAAGTTTGTTCTTTCCAGTAGTCCCTGTTATCACGTAAAGCCAAATAATCTTTTGTTTTTTCTCCACTCAAATCATTAAGAGTGTGAACTAAATCGTGCCAATAATCACTTTGCTTTTGTACTTTTTGTATTTTTTTTCTATAATCTTTTACTACAAACAAAATAACACATGTGTAAATAACTAATAAAACAAACCACAATTCATTATTCATACTAATCCTTCTTTCCGTATTTATCTTCAAGATATTTTGCAAATATTGCAGGGTCATTTATATCTGATGCCCCAATGCCATCAATTTCTTTTCTACCCTTGTCTCCTGTATGCCAGCCGTACTGATAAGCTATATTATTTTTCATTTCATAACATTGAAAATCTATTTGTCTTTTTGAGTATATCACATCTACAGGCATTTTAGTTTTAAGATTTATAATTTCAATAAAATCAAGCAACGCCTTAGAATTTATAGCCATCGCATGAGCACCTATTCTGTCACGTGCAATTTCTAAATGATCAGAAAATGGAAGATTTGGACTAAATGGCTTATTCACATCAAGAGTTCCTAAATAAAATAAGTCCCAGTTTTCTGGTAGTTCTGCAACAGCCTTACCAAACTCTTCTTCATAATCTTTTCTAATTACAACGTCATCCTCAGTAATTAATATGTTTTTATATCCTTTTGCCACAGCATCCCATAATATTCCTACGTGTGTAGCAAGAATTGCTGCTTCATTTGCAGTTAATGCATCATCGCCAATATCAAACCATCTTTTTTTTGTGTGATCAACAATAGAAAGTTGATCAAAATGGCAAAAATTTCCATCTACAGCTGAAAAACGCTCAGCTTTAATACCCATATTTATGAATTGATTACTTACGTATTCCCAACGATCAGTTCTGCGGTCTAAATTAACACAATAAATATGATCAAAGAATTCATTTAATTTCATTTTGCGTTTTTGCTTACAATCTTATCCACTATATTTTTACTATTAATTAAATTGACATCTAGTTTAATTCCAGCCTTGTGCATTGTGTTTAACCATTCAACGTGGTTGGCAAGCTTTTTCTTTTTTCTTTTTTTTCTTGCTTCTTTATTGCTCATTTTCTCTGTTTTCTACTAATAATCTATTATACTTAATAACTACTCTACTATATTCTTTTTTTAAATATTCGTAATCATACTTAAGTGTATAGTATTTTGCCATAAAAAGCAAGCTTATTACTATAAATATACTCATCCATGCATTCATACTCCAGTACTTCCAAACCCGCCCTGCCCACGATTAGATTCAGGAAGCTCATCTACTGGCTCAAAGAATACATTCTCAACCTTTTGGATAACCAATTGGGCAATTCTTTCTGCTCTGGCAATAAAATAGACTTCATTACTATGATTGATTAGTAGTACCTTGATCTCTCCACGATACCCCGCATCAATAGTTCCTGGTGCATTAAGTACGGTAATGCCATGCTTTGCAGCAAGTCCTGATCTTGGGTGAATTAAACCAACATATCCTTGTGGTATTGCCATAGCAATGCCTGTTGAAACCAGCTTATACTCCCCTGGCAATATATTAACTGCATGCAAAGAATATAGATCTGCTCCTGCATCTCCGTCTCTTGCATATGTTGGTAGGTGTGCATTACTAAATGTTTTCATTACATCTATCTTCATTCTGGCTTATGCCCCCTAATCTCATTTGGACCGAATAAGGCTCTTATCGCTACTCGGAAATCTTCATCTGTAATCTCATCAATATCTCGCCCAATTTCTTTTGCCATGCGTCGCATTTGAGATTTGCTCAAATCTATTACATTGTCTTCATCATTCTTGCTCATTTAATCCCACAATCCTGGATAGATGTTTGCGAACCATCTCATTGTATCTTTGTATTGCTTTTCTGTCAACCCGCCAAATTCTTTCTGCCATTTCTTATTAATAGCAATACCATTATTACTTAATTCATCAAACATTTTTGCATACTTCTCATAATCTAAATCTCTAAAATATGCTGCTTCATCTACTGTTGATTCACGATTAGCATATGGGTGACCTACACCATGAGAGTTTTTAATATGCCATCTTAAAAGCCCCGCAATTTGACCAGCTAAATAACTATCACCATTCCATGCATCTTGATCGCTAAATCCACGTGTTAATCTTTGATGTGGATACTTAATAAACTTATTAAACAAACGTGCAGGCTTTAATTTATTAAAAAATCGGGATACTGAATTAATTGTTTTTCTAGCTCGTGATGGCCTTATATTTTTGAGTTCTTCCCATGATATTGATACAGTATTCATTGTTGATTTAGTTTTCATTATAATGCTTTCCCCTAACAATCATTGCATCTTCAACATGTGTGCAATCTTCTCTTAGACAATGATTAGATACACCTTTAGGATTACTAAAATCAACTAAATGATTTTCCATGATTAAATCAGCTAAAATATTACGTAACTTTTCATCATGATCAACATATAAATAACCAACTATATCTTTATGACTTCTCACGTTGCTCCTTTATCCAAGCATCCCCAGCTATTTCTTCATAGCAATCAATGCATATTTTTAAATCGCCAAATGGCATATAACGTTTTCTTAGGCTATTGCAATATGGGCATCTATTATAAGTCCCGCTCATTTCTTAGTCGCTATCGCCCAAATTGCAGTAGCAATCATTGCAATTACTCCATTAAGCCAACTAATTCTCCATGTATATGACCATAAAGGTCTACTTATCCACCACATTGTAAAATTAGTTTTAATCTTGTTCATATGAATATTTTTTCATTTCAATAGCATTAAGACCATCTTGATAATAATCTTTTAGTATATTTGTTTTATTAAATCCACGCTTTATATACATATCTATAGCCATATAATTGTCTTCTCTTACTTGTAAGACAATTTCTATATTTCCCATCCAATCCATTAACATATCAAACAGTTTAGATCCTAGCTTTTGACCACGATATTCTGGAATAACTGTAACTGCAATTATTTCACCAATCCCGTCAATTATACAAGCAGCAGCATAACCAACAATTAAATCATTGTCTTCTGCAATTAACCAATAAGATTCAGGTATTTCAAAATACTCTTCAAATTGAAATAATGGCCAACCGCCCTCTATAGGATACAATTCATTATCTAATTCTGCTACAGCAGGAAGATCATCAAAGCTCATCTGCCTAATAATAATTTTTTTTGAATTAGTCAAAGAACCACGACTTAAATAAATTTATAGTTAATATTAATATTAAAACTACATCTAATATATGATTTAATGTAATATCCATTATTTCTTTTCTTCCCAAGCTTTGTTAAGTTTATAAGCAAAAAACTCCTGTTCTGGAATAATTGCAACAAATTTATGATCATCACACCATTGAATACTGGCGGGAGTGATGTAAGGATTAATCTTTAATTCATTATAACACTTTGGACATTTCATTATTTACTCCTTAATGGATGTGTAGGCCAATAATATTGGCATGTGTCACAACATGGTTGATTATATTCATCATTGACTGCAGACGCATATTCTGCATAGTATTCTGGATCTTTGCGATATAGATTAGCTTTATGTGTTGCATTAACACGTTTTATAGTTGTAGGATTAACACGCCACATAGGTTCATCATCACCCCATGACAATACAGCAAGTTTAGTTAATGCTGCAATGTTTTCAGCATTCTTATCAGTCTTAATACCACGCATACTGGCAAGTGTAATAGCAGTTTGACTGTAACGCCACAATTCGTTTTCTGCACCCTCCCACATAAGAACTGCGGGATGGTTACGCCAAGCGTTGGATTGTGATTGTCCAGATAGGACCTTGAGTATCTGATAACACTCAAGTATTTGTTTGTTGAGACGCTTGTTATCTAAAGCATCTAGACTGTCCCGCATTGCGGGGTATGGAAGGAATGTTTGCATGATTGTATTCTATCAGTTAGTGTTGTGTCTTGTCAATAGGGTATTCAAGGTCAAAATCTTTTTCACTATCCATTATTCTCCTTAAATGGTATAATTAATTATGTAAGCATTAAAATTAGGAGGTATAAAATGTCCCAGCACGATAGTCCTTATGCACCGTCTCAAGCACCTGAACATTCGCCATATGCACCAGCTCATACTGAGCCTTCACCATATGTCCCCGTTCATCCAGCATCTCCGTATGCGCCATCAAAGCACTAATTATCTTTATTTAAAGGGCCATCTTCGGGTGGCTCTTTTTTGTTTCCCCACTTTTTCCAATATGGGATTCCTTCTTCATCAAAATCAGATCCAAGATTCTTTAACAATTCTTCATCCTCTTCCATGATTCTTTTAATATAATCATCAAATGACATTTAAGTTTTCCTTCCATCCTAAAAACCCTGTTTTTTCACAATATTTATTTAAATCTTCTTCTTCTATTTTGTATTTTTCTAATAATTTAATTTTATCAACCCTTTTTTCATTTTCTATTAATAAAGAAACTTTTGTATTTTTATCAGCCATTGGCTTATCATTTCCATCATATTTGATTCTATCTTGACTATAAAAATGATATATTACTGGTGAATTAAAAGCAAATATTTTATATTCTTTTGCAAAAGACCTTATTGATTGTACTATTTCTTCCAAAAAAAAGCCAACATCTGGATTTATATCTAAATCCTCAAAGTATTTTTTTTCTACGAACATACATGCACCCTGTATATAATAGGTAATTTCATCATCATTTATTTCAGTTATTTCTGGCCATTCACCAAAATATTTTCCTTTCATATTGCTAGCGGCATTACAAATAACTGGACCAATTATTCTTTTTTTATCTTCTCCTATAGTATACATAGCTGGAACACAAGTTAAAATTATTTTTTCATTTTGTTTTTTTAATTTTTTATATTTTTCTATTATTTTAGTGTCCCATGATTTTTCACTAAATGTGTGTGCGTCTATTTGAAAATAATAATCAAAATCTTGCGTTTGTGAAAGAGAAACTGATCTTGCCCAAGAAACACCGTATGAATCAGAAGGGAGCACTTTTATATATCTTAGTTGATTGATGTTTAAAAAATTTAAATTTGGGTGTTGTTGACTTTGAGAAACTATAGAAAAAATTAAATTTTCTGGGTTATCAGCATCACTATAAAAACTTTTTACAGTATTTTCTAGTTCGGATTCATTGTATGCGGCGATTGATATAAGTATTTTATTTGACATATCCCCTCTAATAGTTTAATGCATTTTTTTTATTTTTTATGATATTTATTTATTTATATAACCCAAAGATATGCTAGCTCGTGGTTCAAGTGGTACTACAAGGTGAACAACATCCATTGGCACTATAATTATGTCTTCAGGCTTTGTAATATATGACTCATAATTTTCTTGATATTTATCAGCACCGTAATTAGGATATATTCTCCATTCCATACTTCCAATACAAGTCCAACCTATTGCTAACCATGCGTCAGTATGAGGATTTAATAAATCTACATGCCCAGACAAATTAATATATAATTCAGCATAATTTGTTGCGTGTCCAAATATTTCATTAAAAAAATCAACGACAACATCTAATTCTTTTGATATATTATTTCCGCTTTTTCCAGTTTCTGGATTTACAATATCAGCCACTTGCAAATAAAGATTTTCAGTTGAAAGCCCATACCTTATTTTTCTTGTTTTTGAACTTACATAATTATCTGATTTAGCATAATCAAAAAAATTAATAAATTGTTCCCAGTCAAGAACTTCAGGAAATAGATTGGGTATATACAATACTTTTTGATTTTTTATTGCATTTTTTACTTCTTCTTTAATTAAGGATATATCAATCTTGTTATTCATTTTTTCTACCTTCTATTATATTTCTTAACATGACAACGCATAGATGAGGCTACAACAACAGCCATTGCCAGCAATAGCATAAAGCAATGCATACTATTCCCCCTCATTTTGAAGAAGACGAACATCTTCTTGTAGATCAAGAATCATATCATGAATTTCTTCTACCATTGTATTAGTTTCTGTACTCAAGCGCAAATCTTTACGGGCTATTTTCTTCTCCTGCTCGCCTTCACGGTTTCCCGATGCTAATAGTAGGCAGGACAGTATAATAGCCTCTAAGGACACTATAAGGGTTAATAAGCCGTAAGGAAAAGGCTCTACCTTAAATGCTACCCAAAGCCCCCACCATATTATATGGACAATAAGGAACATTGGATGTGCTGAAACTTCTGCGGTCCAGTCAGATAAAGATTCTACTTTTTTATTGAATATCTTAAAATAATGTTTAATGATAAATACCCCCGTGTAGTGCTAGCACTACAAATATATTATACCATTAATAATTAAATAATTAAACTTGGCTTCTCTGTTTTTGCTGTGAGTAATGCTTCGTTAAAATAATTCATAAAACTATTAATAACATAAATAGTGTCATCCAAAGCATCTTGCTTTGCTTCTTCAATTTTATCTTCTGTAAAACGATCATCAATCGCCCATTGTTCAAGCAATTCTGTTGCTACAACTTCAACAATCTTTTCTAGACTGGTTACTGATAGTGGAATATCTCCTGACATTTACTTACTCTTTCTGTAGTTGTGTAAAGGGTTAATATGAAACATATTTCTAATTCTATTTTTTCTAACTTCGTCTAACCACTTACTAATGTTTAGTAAGTATGCTGATATATATACTGTTGATCCAAATATAAATCCCCATTGCTTTGTTTGAATGCTATATGCTACCCAAGCACATTCTGTGGCGATACCAACTAAGTATCCCCTCCAATTTTTGTGTCCAACCAACAATATGCCAATGACACCTATTATTGATAAAGCCCATGACCATAACTGACTACTCATTTAACTTTTTTACCCCACTTATTCCATCCTCTTTCATGAACATAGAATAATGCTGTCTCCCAAATGACTTCTGCTGATATAATCTCTGCTGCCAATTCTAGGCTGTGCGTGATAAAGAAGGCTACGGATACGCCTGCAACTGTGTGCACGAGTCTCCATGTGAGTGTTTTAAGCAATGATTTTTTATGTGATTCCATAATACATTAATTATACCAAAAAGGGCGGGATAATCATATCCCGCCCTCCCCAGTTGTATTATTTACTTAGTTAGCTGTGGCTGCTTGAAACGCTTAGCCAAGGCGTTGTACTTGGCAATAAGTGCTGAATAAGACTTATTGATTGATGCAATATTTACCTTATCATTTGTAAGATCAGCAACGTGTGCTGCTTTTTCAACTGTAAGTGCTGTTGTTGCAGCATTTAGAGAAGTTGTTGCAGTTGCAAAATCAGAAGCATGTGCTGCTTTTTCTGCTGCAAGTGCTGAATTTGCTGAAGTTACTTGTGAACTTAGCGATGCAATCTGTGCATTCAAAGAAGCAATCTGTGCATTAAGTGCTGTAATTGTTCCATTAAGATCTGTAACCGCAAATGTTCCAGTAGCTGCCTTGACCGCTGTTGGAAGACCTGTTGAAGTTGCAGAAATTGAAGTATCAGTTGCTACTACAGTAACTGTACCAGCAGATACTGGTGCAAGAGTAGAAGTTGCTGAACCAATTACTGTGACTGGTGTTACCCCTGCTGCAGAAGCAACCGCAGAAGTTGTAAGTGTCTTGGTTACTGACAAATCAGCAAAAGTTGCACCAATAAGTGTTACAGAAATAGCCTCCGATGCTACTGGGTTACCAAAAACGTCAGTTGCTGTTGCTGTAATTGTTGGAGAAGTACCAATCGCTGATGATGAAGGAAGTGAAAGAGAAACATTTGCTGCTGCTCCCGCTGTTCCCTTAATGTATACGATTGTTGAATATGCACCATTTGTAATGGTCACAGAACCAACTGTTGTGCTGGTTGTATAGGCATATACTGTTGCTGCAACACCCGTTGATGTTACAGAAATTGATGATACACCTGAAGTAGATGAGACTGGTGCAAGAGTTGTATTAAGTGCTGAAACAAGCTTAACGCCTGATGCAACAAATGAAACTACTGTACCTGTATCTGCTGTAGCAGCAAGTGCAACTGTATTTGATGAATCAATTACATTTGATGCTGGAACCGCTACTGTTGCTGGTGCTGCAGAAGTTGTTGTGTTTGCTGATCCTGCTACTGTTACCGCAAGCGGGTTAGCATGAGCAACGCTTGATACGCCAAAAATTGCAAGGGCTGCAGCAGTTGCAATAGCGATCTTCTTATTTACGTTCATTTATTTCCTATCTAGTTAGTATCCCTGTACAGGATAATGGTTACTGTCATAACCAATGCTTTATTCTATCTTGTTTGACTATTCTTGTCAACTTTGTTTTTTGACACTTGTTTTTGTTGTCTGATGATTTGAAATGGACCAGACGTATAAATATCATTGTTAGCTGCAATTTCAAGAGCTTTCTCTACACTTGCACCTGCATACAACGCACCAATAGCGATAGGTGATCCAGAACCAACACCGTATATGCCGTCGCTATTCAGCAAAACACTAAAATCATTTCCAATGTCGAATACTTCTCCATCAAATGCAAAAAGCATATTAAATCCAGAATCTTTATCTTCTTTTTCTTCTTTCCAACCATAATCTTCTAAACATTCTTTCATTGCTGGAATAAACTTCACCACCATAAAACGATAAAGGTTTTCTCTTTCTTTAACAGTCGGAACTGGAGGAATAAAAACGTGCTGAAGAATATCGCAAGGCTGTGAATCTCCACTACCTGCAATAAGCCAACCATTATTTTTGGTAATTTTTTGCATAGTTGCATGCATGTTTGGACGAGCACCGTCAGTAACTTGAGAATCAGCACCCATTGTTACATTTCCATTTTTGCATACAGCAACAATTGTTGTCATTTTTTAAGCTCCTCCAAAATAGATTCCGCAGTCCTAGATTTAATAGTTTTTGTAATCTCACCCTTTTCCATTACAAAAACTTGAGGAATACTTTGAACTCCATATTTTTGTAAATCTTCCATCTTGACTTTATCCACATCAACCATGTAATAGCTGGTGTCTGGATCAAGAACAGATAGTCTTGCATACTGTGGCTTTAACTGCTTACATGGACCACACCATTCTGCAGTAAAATAAACTACACATTCATCCTCTGCCTGAAAATCTTTTGCATCGTTAGTTATATTAAGCAATTATTTCCTCCGCTGATATTTTATTTCCTACATAAAGGTTCTTCACAATATGATCTCTAACATGGTCTGCACCCTTTTGACGTCCAGCCAAAATAATAACCCATCGTGGTTCGTATTTTAAATCAATGCAAGTTTGACAAAGAAACAATTGAATTCCTGATAACAAACTTGATTTTGTAGGTTGTAATTGTTGTTTGGCTTTATTACAGCTAAAACAAAGCATTAAAGATCATCCTCACTAATATATCCTATACCGATTTCATCTACTACTATAAACTCATCATTCGGAACCTCAATGGTATAACTTATACCGCCTTCAAAATATTGAATCATAGAAGCCCAAACACCGTGATTCATTATTGTTCCATATATACCATCATCTGGCAAATAAACATATGTAACTGTGTGTTCAGCAAGATTTTCTTCTTCTGAGTTGCTCATCAGTATATTTCATCCCTTCTAGTTCGCATGGTACTCCAAATGATTGAACCATTTGTCTAACAAGTAATAAATAGTCCATTATTGCCATTCTGTCTGACTCATTAAACTCCATTATATTGCTTTCATACACTGTAAGTGCTAGGTAGTTTGGCCTATCTCTTACATCAAGTAGCAAATTTTTTACGGGAGGTTTAATCTCACGTATTTTTTTTGCTATCTCTTTTGTGTATTTACTTTTGTGCATGTAGTTTTTTTAACCGCTTCCAAACTTCTGGAGTTTTGTGTTCGTTATATTGTTTATCTGGTCTTCCAAGATCCATATAAACACCTCCCCAAACACCCTTTTCTTTATTGGCTACTCCTTCTGAGTGACATATTTTAATGACTGGACAATTAATGCAAAGCTGATCTATTTGCTTGGCAACTTCTTTATCTGTTTCATAAAGATCGTAAAACCAATCAAACTTTGAATCTGTCGTCATGCCATTGCAGGATGCAAGGTGATACCACTCTGCATCCTGATCATCAATGCCAATAAAATTAAATAAATTTTCCATAAGCTTCTGGCACATCCCATTCGCCATTTGCGTTTACTGGGTTGCGGAATTGCTCTCCCCATTGATTATTTTTAAACAAACCATTTGTTTGCGAGTAGCCTTTCTGGCTTGGTATCCATCTTACAATGGTATATCCATCCCAATAAAAACCGTTATTTTTATTTTTATCAACAAAATTATGAGCTTGTTCATAATTAAACTTAATTTTTGCCATTATTTTTCCGTCCCAAATAAATTTCTCCAGCTAACAAAATAATATTTTTCGCCAGAATTGTCGGTTATTTCAGTTGCATGGATATCGTTATAAATTATAATATCACCAATATTTAATGGTAGTGGATGTATTACTCCATTTTGATCACGCTCTCCTGGACCCATTTTTATAATAGTCCCACGAGAAAGATTTTGTTCAACTACTGAAGCAGCAATAACAAGGCCAGATTTTGTAGTTTTATCAGTTTCCTCAATTTTAGTTACTAATACAAGACCGCCTAACGGCTCTATATTTGTCATTTATTTCCTTTGATAGTAGTTACTTATTATATTGTATCAGCGTTATTATTATCTGTCAAGCTTATTTTGAAAAATATCTATATGGAATTCCATATAAATCAAGAAGTTTCATACATTGTTTATTTCTTGGAGAATCACCAAAAATTAATGCAATTGTTGGTTCTGATTCAATCATCTTAAGATCAGAAAGAGATCCTTTATCTCTAATTAATTCTTCTTTTATCTTATAACCATTTTGTTTTATGAGTTTTTCTACTTTTCCGATATATTCTGTGATCATGTTTTCAGCCCCACGCTGACCTTTATGAACAAAGATAAACTCTTTATCTTCAGGATAGTGGTGTTTATTATCTTCTAAGAGAATAGTAACTTGACGAATCAAATCGTTATAGTCTGTCCACTCTTTATCACCAAAAATTAATGCTCTCATAATTTCCTTTCTGAAACACACAAGGACGGTTTCCCGTCCTTGTGCAAATATATACGTATATATAATTTACTTACGTGGTGCGAATGCTCCGCCCCAAATAGACTTCTTCATCTCTGCCTTTTCTTCTGCTGCAGTTTCTTTTGCATCTTCTTCTTTAGATTCTGCATCTGCTGCTTTTTCAATAGGCTGATCATTGTCATTTTCTTCTGTAACTTCATCTGCTCCTGCAGCTTTGTTTACATTTGAAGAATCTCCGTAGCACTCATGAACTACTGATCCACCGCAATCTGGGCAAGTTGTAGACTTCATGATCTTTTCAGGTTGATTCATTTCATTTGCACGTGATGGTGCAACTGCTGATGTTGCTGAACTTGGAATTGTTTCCTGATTAGGAACAACTCCTGGGTTATTAGGTGCATCTGAAACTGAAACATCGCCTTCTGGACGAGTCTCCTGATTTACTAGTGTGCCTGATGCAGTTGGAAAATCTTTTTGTACAGCAATATTTCCCCTTGGATCTGGTTCTGTTGTTTGATCTGACATTGTGTTTCCTCCAATCGTGTAGTCGTTAGGTTGTGATGCAATTACATTTGTATTTGCAGTTTGTCTTACATAGTTCTCAACGCTTCTTTCGTCACGTTCTTGATCTATTGACGAAGAAGTTCCAATTGCTTTTGTAAAAGCATCTTTTACATCCTCGAAAAATTTTTCCACGATCTCTTTATTCATTATGCGTGAGATCCTGCTTCTGTTGTTGCAATTGGTCCACCCGCACGTTGCGGAGTTGTCATTGAAACATCTTTACCTGTGAAAGCACCTTGTGTTGTTGCTTTTGCTGGGTTGTTGATTCCCAAATCTTTTACTGATGGTGACGTTGAGCCACCGTTAGGTCCTGCTTGCTCTGTTACTGGAGTAGCGGAAGCTGGTTGCTGTGTTCCGCCATCTTTGCTTTGCTGATTGTTGTCCATATTTAAATCACCACCTTTATGTTTATTATACCTTATTACCTTAAAAAAGGGAATCCATTATTCCCAGAAATGACCCATGCCCATTTTTCTTAAAACTTCTTCTCCTTCAGGAGTTAAAGTAATCAAAGCTTCTAAATCCTCATTGTATTCTACGCTTGCAAGTCCTGCCTCAAATAAGCTTATGAGTGTTTCGTCTACGTCAGCCATTATTTGATCATAAAGCTCAGGCATAACTTTAACCAATACATCCATATTAAACCTATACATTCTTTCTCCATATTGGTCCATGCCATCCCAAAAAGCTGCACCTTTATCAACTAAATATTGGATAATAAGCTCTGTTTCTTCATCGCTCATGCCATCAAAAAATTCATCAAAATCTGGATTTTCCATGATTTAATTATACTCTACTTTAATGCTGCTGCTAAACTCAAAGTAGGTACATTTTTTGCATACACTGCATTTGAAACGGTTGCAGTATTTTTAATCAAATAATAAATTTGCTGATAATTTAATGTTGGTTTTGCCTGTTTAATTGATACCCATGATGCTGCAGAGATAGTTGTAGCAATTGATGTACCAATTGATGTTACAGATTTATTTCCCACTGAATTAACCGTAAGCGTTCCCAAAGCATCCCAACCGATGCTTGGGCTGTAATTGCTCCAATAGGCTGGAACGTTGTTCATCTCTCCTCCAATTGCAATAATTCCTGTATTACATGCTGGAAAATCAATTGTATTTTGATTACCTTCGTTACCAGCACCAGCAAAAACTGGAATATTTAAAGATGTGAGTTTTAATGTTGATGCTGCAAGTGATGCATTAATAGGGCATGCACCCGATACTGCTCTTGCAAAACTCATAGATACCGCCTGAATATTATATGTTGATGCATTTGCCGAAATCCAATCCAAAATTTTTGGAAAATCACTATCATAAGGAGAAAGCATAAGTGCTGGTTTTGTTTCAATTGAAAAAGCACGAATATAAACAAAATTAATATTTGGATTTGTAGCAATTTCTCCAGCCATCATTTCGCTACCATGACCAGTTCCGTTAACCAAAAGTTGTGCTGAAGATAAAGCTGCGGATCCTGGACCACTCATTGTTGATTTTCCATTTGGGCAAGAAGCAAAAAATGTAGTGTAACATTCTTCATGAACAATTTTGCCAGCAAACTGTGTAACTGATGGATCGTAACCAGTGTCAATGATTGCTACTGTAGGCAGATTAGCTGCAGAAGCTTTATTAAATCCCAAAAAAGTAATATAAATTAAAATTAAGATTAAAGCAATAATTGAAAAAATTCTTTTTGACTTCATTTTTTTCCCTTGGTAGTAGTTGTATTTAAATTTTACTGCATTATTTATTTTTTGTCAATGGTACCCCCAGAGAGATTTGAACTCCCGACCTGATGGGTAGAAACCATACGCTCTATCCGCTGAGCTATGGGGGCATATAATTAACTATATTGATTTAATATTTCATCAAAAATCATTCGGTTATATTGAACTTTTAAATGATCCCATAATATGCCAGCACTACTCGGGTAAAAGCAATACTCGCACTCATGGCACTCAAATGATTCATCTAACTTATCAACACCCAATATTTTTTCTGGACTAATCGGTTCTTCTAGTCCTCTTAGTTTACATTGATTTCTTAATTCATCAACAAATCTTTTATGCATTGGATATCTTTCTGCAAATGGCATTAAGCCCGTGCCGCCACCGATATCCCTTACAAATTGTGGTATAGGCTCAATAAATCTCACAGGATTTTCAGGAAAATTTTCTTTAATAGAATCCATATATTTAACTACAGCTTCTTCAGGATTTTTATATTTAGTCAAATATGTTTTTGAGTCCATATATCCAAAGTATGGCAATATAGTAGTTTCTTTAGGGATGATTTTTTTAATGCATGGATTTAATTCATTTAAAATTTTTGGAACATTCCAAGCACATTTTCCTTTATGATAAGAAAAGAATAAATCAACTGGAAGCTCTCTACCCTTGTAAATGTGTTCATATTCACAAGAAGACTTCACATAGTTTTCTGGCAAAGGCTGATTTGGATGCATGTACGGAAAATAACACTCAGCAACTTCTGATTGCTCTCCTCGTGATTTCCATAATCTAATTACGTGACTATCACCAAAAATAAATATGCTCATAGCTAAAATTATACTTTACTTGAGCGTTGCTGTCAACTGCCATTGCCAGAACTTATGCTTATCTTCACGTTCAGCCAAGAAGTTGCAAAGTCCCTGCTCATCTAACTCATCAGCTTTATCAAATGTATGTCTAATCATAGCAATTACTATTTGATTTGTCTTAGACAATTCCTGGAACATAACTCTTGAATCTAAATTTAAAGAGTCATTAATTTCAAGATCACTATTATCATCCCATGCTCTTACGCCAAACGGTGCTTTATAACCAAGTCTGCGTAGATTTTCTGAATATGTATCAATTGAGTCAAATACATCTTCATAAATTTCTAGCAAGAATGCATGATCCTGCTTAAATGTACGTCCCTCAATATTCCAATGATATCCATGGCTCTGTCCCCACATTTTTACAACCATAGATTGTAATTTAACGAGTAGCTGACTTAGTTCTTCCATTTTTCTTCCCCTTTTTGTTAATCTCTAAATGTTCTATCATTTCAGTTAGAATCTCCTCATCTGGTTTATGAAGATCATTCTCTGTGTATAATGCTTCTAAAGTCTTTTTGTCTTCCATTCTCTGACTGCCCTCGCCCATCATAATTAAAAGCATTGCAATTGGAACAATTAATCCAAGTGGCAAGTTCGACCAGTACTTTGATGCATTCAGTGTTATAGCAGACATGTATCCAGCTATTCTTGCGGGATATTTATGAATGTATAATGATATTTTGTGTAGCATCAAGAATTACTTCTTCCCTTTGGATCTGAGTGATTGCCATATCCAACAGAAGGCTTTCCATCATTTTGAGGTGGAGAGTTATATGTTGACATCCAGCTGTATTGAACTTTTTGATTTCCCATGACTGGGGCAAAAGATCCGTTCCAAAAACTTAAAGGTCCAATTCCATCATCTTTTTTAACTGGAATACAATTGGGAACAGTCTTGCCATTCTCATCTTCTTTAGTTCCAGCGTATTGATATCCGTCCCAGCATGGTCCCTGCCCTTTTTGTACGCAATAAAAGCATTTTTCGGTATCAGAAATGTAATGATGGTCATTACCTAAATCATCACAACCACAAGTCATACATTTTTTTACAACTGGTTCTGTCACAGCAAGAGCCTCCAATGCTTTTTTTGCATCTTCTTCTTTAAAATAGCAACCAATAGATTGTCCAGTTCCTTCTTTTACTACTGACCAACCGTGTTGACAATCTGGAGTATTGAATTGAATAGACCAGCCAACACCACCGCTGATACGGCCAGAGTTAGCTGCAAAATCTTTTTCAATAGTCATAAGTCAATTATATCACTTATCGTTTGTTATTACCTCGGCAGCGGGTTCAGTCCCCGTCTTTCTGAATCTAAAAGTCTCCCATAATGGGGCGGGTATAGAGTGAATTCCAAAATGCGTTCTATGATGTGCTGCACATAATACTTCCAAGTTTCCTGGACCTTCAATCCATTTTTGAAAATCATCATCAGACTCAAAATGAAGGCCAAAAGCAGCCTCTATCTTTTTTGGATCCATATTTGCAATTTGACTAAACTCTACAAATGAGTGATGAAGTTCTGGTTCTCCAGAACAAAGATCATCATTTATTATGCATTTCCAAAGACCTTGAGCCTTTATTCTTTTTTTTGCTGCTATAAAATATTTATAGTATGGATCTCCAGTTCTTGGAACATGCTCTGGAATTGAAGTTACTAAATGTAAATTAAGCGATTGTTTATGTGCATCTGTCATAATAACTAATTATACATTAATTATTAATTAATAGGAATTTTTACCATATTTCCTAAGTTGCTAGACCAGGCATACCTTACTCCTGACATAACAGTTCTGACCCCGTGCATACACTTTTCTTCTGAGCTATGTATTAATAAATCGCCAGCTTTAGGCTTGTAGTATATATTTTGATTTGGGTAATATATTTCACCACCCTCATAGTTATCGTTTATATAAACAACAACTCCATACCTTATATTATGAACTAAATCGAATTTTAATCCTTCTTTGTAAGATAATGCTTGATTTCTAATTTTATCAAATTCTTCATTGTCTGAATGCTTGCCCCAATAAGATCCAACAACCATCCTATTAATTTTTTCATTACCATCAATTAAATATCCATCAATTATTTTATTTAAACGCTTTACAATTTTTTTTGTTACTCTCATTTTTTTACTTGTTTGTGGAACTAAACGATCTAAATCCCACATATCTTCCCAAGAGCTTTTTTTTAATTTTTTACAAATTTTTTCTGTTTCTTTTTTTGTTAAAAAATTTTTATAAAGATATATTTCGTCACCAAGCAATTCTACACCTGACATATCTTTAAACGGCATTATATCTCCTAAATTCAAGGAGCTGTGGACGAATATTCCAGCACCAAATGACGCTGCCCTATCTCCCCGAACTCTTACATCCAGGTACATGTTTATGTGTAACTATATCCATACTAAGGTGTGTCGTCCACAGCCTAACTACAGTATATCAAATTTTTTCCAATAATTCAAAACTTTATCTCTTTCAATCCATTGAAGATTTTTGTCTTGAGGGTTTATATCTGAAACCATACCCATTTCTTCATGAACTACAAATAAAGCTTCTGCATAAACATTACCCTCATTATATATAAAATGATCCGCAACACATTGTTTAGGTAAATTAAATTTACCATCAATTAAATATTTATTAAGCATTTTTTTTGCATAATCTTTTTTTATTAAATAAGCTGCAGTTGATTCGTCTTTACTTGTTCTTTTATGAAATTTTGGATTAAAATCTTTTTCCATATTAAAAATAACAAGCTGGATCATATCATATTCTATATTAATATTTTTAATATATTCTTTCCAAGTAAAATTCCAATATTTTACTGTATCAAAAGAAAAATCGTCTTCTATGATTATTGCATAATCAGAATCACTATTTTCTATAAAATATTTCCATGCTTTAAAATGCGACAAAGTACAAGCTAGTTCCTGATCTCTTACTTGAACTTTTCCATTTATCATGTTTTTTAAATTTTTATTTTTAAAATCAACAGCATTTATAATAGTATAATCATTTATATCGTTACTAAAAAATTGTTCAGTTATGCTTGAATACCTGTCTCTTCTATGTTCTAAATTAATAACATAGACTGGTCCAAAACCTATCAATTTTTCTTTCATAAAAATAATTATATCATTTTTGGTACGGGAGGTGGGATTTGAACCCACGATACACAGCTTATAAGACTGCTTCCAAAACCAAGCTAGGATACTCCCGTTTGATTTAGTTTTCAGACCCTATGAGTTTATTTTGTATCAGCTTTTCCCGCTCATCAACAATTTCAAAAGCATAATCTTTTAATTTTTCTTCATGCTTTGTATAATGATGTCCACAAAACAATAATTCACCAGCAACGCCGTTTACCCAAACTAAAGCTTCGGCAGAACAAGAATCACAGCGATCTTGTGGACTTAAAACATAAGCTTTTTCTTCTGTTTTTTCTGCCATCATATTCATAATTATACTCTTTCTATTAGTTTGTTAATAATAATTATAGTGCCTCCAGTAGGTTTCGAACCTACGACCCGCAGATTAAAAGTCTGCTGCTCTACCAACTGAGCTATAGAAGCATAAGCAGTTTTAGTCTTGCTTAGGACTTTTTTTTAAGCAGAAAGAATTTTACTTAAAGCATTAATTGTTGCCGCAATTCTTCCGATATCACGCAACTGCTCTACTGTATATCCCTCTTGCTTAAGAGTTTCATAATGCGCCTTAACGCAAAAATGACACTTACCAATAATTGATGAAGCTAACGAATATGCTTCAAACTTGGCTTTTGTTGTACCGCCATGTGATGTAATAGCATTCATTCTTAACTGTGCTGGTAAACCAGATAAAGCAGAATCGTCCGCCATTTCAACGTAAGGATACCATACATTGTTTTGAGCCATCAAAGCACCAGCAGTTAAAGCAGCATTTTTTTCTACTTCATCTGTAGCCCCCGCAGCAATGAATGCCAAAAGCTTTCCATTTCCTGTTGCAAAAGCAGCAGCAATAGATAAATAAGTAGCTTGGTCTGGGTCAATCGTAGAACGATTGACCACAGCATCCAAGTTCAACTTAATATCTTTTGCATATTCTGGCAAAGAATCTTTTAGTTGATCAACCCAAGACATTAGAGAGTTTCTCCTCCGAGTGGACGGTTGCAAGCACAAAGCTCACCAGTCTGAAGCGCATCCAAAACACGTAGTGCTTCATCTGCATTGCGACCCACATCTAAGTTGTTTACTGTAATATGCTGAATTACATTCTCTGGATCAACAATAAATGTTGCACGGAGTGTAACTCCTTGAGGGGTAATAATACCCAAATCAGATGAAAGTTCACGAGCTGAATCAGCAAATGACCATGAATTTGTCTTAGCAAGATCTACATGATTGTTACGCCATGCAACCTTACAGAACTCATTGTCAACTGAACCCGTCATCAATACCGCATCACGGTCATTAAAATCATTAACTAACTTATCGTATGCAACAATTTCTGTTGGACATACAAATGTAAAATCTTTTGGATAGAATGCAATGATTTTCCACTTTCCAGCAAAAGAATCTTGATTCAAATTCTCAAAAGAAGAATCGTCATAAGTTAATGCTCCTGGCTTTACGCCAACAACATTAAAGTTTCCTAACTTATCTCCTACTGTTTTCATTTTTCTCCTTATATAAGTGATACTTTAGTATCGTACCCCAAGACAGATTCGAACTGTCGCTGTATGGATTTTAAGTCCACTATCTCTACCGCTGGATTACTGGGGCTTTGCTTCCAGACCTGGACTCGAACCAGAATAATCACCTCCAAAGGGTGATGTCCTACCATTAGACGATCTGGAAATAGTGGAGCAGGTCAGACTTGAACTGACGATTACCGAATTATGAGTTCGGGGCTTTGACCAACTAAGCTACTGCTCCCTAGCGATCCGTATCGGACTTGAACCGACGACCTTTGCCGTGACAGGGCAACGCTCTAACCAACTGAGCTAACGGACCTTTGCTGGGGTGACAGGGATCGAACCTGTGACATTTCGATTAACAGTCGAATGCTCTGCCTGCTGAGCTACACCCCATTGCGTTATTAGTATTATAATGGGCGATCACCCAATATGTCAATTACATCTTCAGGCCTATCATGAGGATTTACAATTTTATGCCAATAATTATAAGATCCTTCAGTATAGTTATATGGATATAAAATACCAGAATAACGATCAATAATCTCAGTTTTTAAAGGACAAAATCCTAAAGTGAATATATTACCATTATCCATTTTATCTGCCTCTACGATAATCTTAGCTATATCTTCTTTCATAACCCATCTATCAGGATCATGCTTATAATAATCTTCACCATGATTATAATAAGATAAACTTTTATATATACCTGTAGTAGCTATAACAAAAATTGTTTTATTTTTTGATTTTTTTGACAATGATCTTACATAAGATTGAATTGTGGCCTTAGCAGCAGAATAATCATGCATGTCTGTAATAGAATTAGCAGCTTCGCTAGACATAAAAACAAAATGTCCATCATTTTTTAATTTTTTAAATATTAAATTTCTAATTAAATCCATATAATTTATAATAAATTTACCAAATAATTCTTCCCAAAATAACCTTGTTGTCTTTAGCGGTTCTCTCTGCCCACTTGGATAAGTCGGAACACAAATAATTTTGTCATAATAAAAATCTGGAAGTTCGAATATAATTTTTTCAGTACTTTCTTGACTTAATAAATCAAGATGCACCCATTTGTATTTTTCAAAATTTTTAATATTTTTTTTGTTTTGTTCATTTCTATAAGTCATCAAATCAATTTCATGGTCATTTTTTTCTAAATAATCTACAATGCCATCGCAGATGCTCGATGAACCGCCTATAATTAATACTTTTTTCATTTGTTCCAATCCTCGCCCCATGAAAGCCTTACATTTTTACCAGAATAATCTTTGGATTTTATAATTAAATTAGCTATTTCTTTAGGATAAGTTATTGCTTTTTTGTTTAATTTATCTGGATGATCTTCTGGTAAAGATTCATAAAATAAACTCCCCGCTATAGTGCCTGGAGATATTGAAAAAGCTGACTGTTCTTTTTTTAACAAATTATTTAAAGACAATATATAGCTTTGTATTAAAGCTTTACCACTTGAATAAATAGGATCTTTTGAGCCATTATCTGCAGCACTTGACGATATAAAAATAATTGATCCATTATCAGAAAGACAACTTAATAGGCTATTAATTAATAAAATGTAATTTACACAAAAAACTCCATAAAATTGATTTAAAGCATCCCTTTGATCGTTTAATTTTGTACCATTAATTTGAGTTGAATTTGAAATAAAAAAAATAATTTTGTCATACTCTTTATCTTTTTGACTTCTTATAAAATCATTTACAATATAGTTATCTGAAAGATTTAAATGACTCCATATACAGTTTTTAAAATATTCTGTAACTTTTTTGGTGTCTCTATAAGTCATTCCTTCTATTGAGTAACCGTTATTTTCAAGCTCTCTTGCAACACTGGTGGCAGTTTTATTTGTCCCGCCAATAATTAAAACTTTTTGCAAAGTTGCCTCCATACTAAATATTATTTTTTATCTAATTTCAAAATCATTTAGAGCTGGTTTAAATCCAAGACAAATTATTTTGCCATTTTCTTTTACTCCAGCGTCTACAATAATTTTAGCTATTTCTTTTTTCCTTACAAGTTTGCTAGTATCATTGTAATTTTCATTTTTTGGATCCATAATTTCTTTTTTAATTTGAGTTGCAGGAAGTGGATAACCCCCCAATGTTTTTTCTTTATGCCCTTTAGGAACAATCCCAAGATGCTGGTAGTATGGCGCACTTTCATAAATCATTGTGGGAGCTATACTAAAAATTACTTGTTCTCCAGTAACTTTTTTTGACAAAGATCTAACGTAATTTTGCAAAGCACCTTTAGCAGCAGAATAATCAACCATATCTGTAGGCATATTGGCAGAAGCAGTTGATATATAAACAATGTGTCCATTTTTTGTAATCTTTTTAAATAAACTTCTAATTAATATCATATAATTAATTGTAAAATTTCCAAATAAATCAGATAAATATTCTCTACTTGTTATAAATGGATTTCTTCCACCACTATTATACGTTGGAACACAAATTACTTTATCGTAGTATTGATCTGGCAAAATATTAATAAAATTTTCAACACTATCTTTATTTGTTAAATCAAGATGTTGCCAATTATAATTACCATAAATTTTTCTATAATCACGATATGTCAACATATCAATTTCATAACCATGTTCTTCTAAATAGGATATAATTTCATCGCAAATACTTGAAGAGCCACCAATTATTAGTACTTTTTTCATTTTATCTTTTTGCTTTATCAATCATTTCTAAAAGGTCTTCTGGACCATTTATCATTCTTTTTTGTGCTTCAAATTTACCAAACTCACAAAGTTCATTTGCTATAGTAAACATTATGTCCACCATTCCCTGTGCATATTTAGCATCTGCACCAACAATTTCTTTTGCTTCATATTTCATTTTTATGCTTGAAGCCGTAAAATATTCACATAATTCTGTTAAAGATACGTAAATGTCGTCTTGATCTTCTATTGTTTTTAATGTTCCGTTTGCTATCATAGATGTATTCTACTATAGTATTCTCATGCTGTCAACTTGAAATTCGTCTTGATCATCCTCATCAATACCCATAAATTCCCGCAAATTTAAAGGAATTTCTTTTTTTTCAGGCACTCTAATTTGATTGCTTTCAGCTATTCTTGCATCTGATTGATCTTTAATTTGTTGTAGTTCATCTGCAAATACACCAGAATAAGTATATATTTCTACCTCGCCGTTTATGTCTCTTGGGGTAAGTGCTACAGCATTATATATCGCACCACAAACAGCGTCAGAAAGGTCTTTAGAACCCTTTCTAGGGTGGTCTACTTTGTCCTTTACAATACGCAATTGCAATAGCTCATCAATCAACAATTTAATTTGAGGGCCAAGCACACGCTCTTCAGTTATACACAAAGACATATCCTCATAATGTTTTTTAGCAACAGAAAGCAATTCAGTATTAATTCCGTGTGCTTTTAGCTGCTGCATCATATCATGAGAATTCCAACGGTCGAACGTAACCATTTTTAAATTAAATCCCCGCTGCCTTAAACTAATTATATATTCCTTTACTTCTGTAAAGTCTACAGATTTAGATGCAGTCGGGGTCCAAAAACGTACAGCATCAACAATAATTCTTGGAGCTGCTTCTTTATATTTTTCACCAATTTTCATTGTAACCCAGCTATCAGTATGTGCTAATGCTACTGCACAATGGTCATGCTTTTGGGCAAGGTCAACATGCACAAAATATAATTTGTCTGGGTCTGGTTGAAAATGATCGTCAAACCTGCCATATTCATCAACATTTAACTTTGGATTGCTGAACGCTTTTTCAATCACCGCACGATTTTTAAAAAACGCATCGGTAGCATCTGGAGGCATACATGCAAAACGAGATAAGGCATCTGTTGGGTCTGTATAAAAGTCAATAGTAAAATCTTCAATAGTTCTTGTGGGGTTTACTTCCCATGTAGGTCTTTTTAGAGCAAACATCTTTGGTACCTTGTATGAAATAATATGGTCTTCTTCCCATTCTATCTCAAATTCATTACCTTCTGTGCCATCTGGTAGATCAGGATCAACCTTAAGCATCTTATGCCTTAAAATAACTTCTTTTTCTGCAATTGCTTCGTTATACTTTTGCTGAATATAATCGTTTTTAAAACGTGGAAATGAAAGCAAAATAACTTTACCAAAATCTGGAAAACGTGAGTTTACAGATGCACGATACATCTTATAAATTGATGACGCAGTTTTTGCCTGATCATGGCCAGAGGTTGATTCTAATTCAAATCCTGAAATTTCATCAAGAATAACAACTAAAACGTTATATCCTTCCCAAGCTTCTCTTTCTGAGTGACCTGAGTGAACTGTAACGGATTTATCAAACTCGACCATGTTTGCCTTAGCAACATATTTTCCCTGAAACCATGGTGATTTTTCAATACGCTGGTTAAATCCCTTAAAGAAAACTCGGTTAGCCTGAATAGCATTGATAGCAATGTTAATAATATCAATAGCATCGCCTGGAGGTTTACCATAATATATTGCGGGATCTGAAAGACAAAGCAATAGATGAACCATGTATGCACAAGCAATTGTAGATGTATAGTCTTTTCCAGAACCTTTTCCAAGTTGTAGAATAACCTCAGAACAGGTTTGCTTCCAAATTTTTTCACCCTCTTCGGGGCCGTACAAGCGATATAAGGTATCTTTTTTATAAATTTGTGTTGATGCTTTAATAGATTTGTACTGTAATTCAGATAAAGGAGGCAACCCTAGATATTGCTTGTCTGTGACAAATTGCTCTAAGGTAACTGGCTTTTCTGAAAATTCATCACCAGTAAGTGCGTCTAAGAAGACATCAAAATCACTCATTGATAATTACAGCCTCGATTTGCCCAGTAACTTCTGACAACCTTCTTGATACTTCCCACTTACATGTTTCGCAAGATGACGTTACATCTCTAAGTATTCCTACTAATATGTCTTGCTTTCTTTCTGACTCTAAGATGGAATCAGCCATATCATTGTTTTCCAAGACTCCCGCCTTGTTAAGCATATCAATACGCTTAGACTCAATATCAGCAATAAGCTTTAATGCTTGTGTTTTTACTGGGAGTGCATCCTGCACATCTGCTTGCTCTAAGGTTCTCCACGCTTCCTTGATCAACATATTATAATGCTCATCTGCTCCAGCCAAAGCTTCCTTAGCACGAGCCTTAATTGCATTATTATCTTGAACTAAAGATTTCCAAGTTTGAATATGATTATCAACTTGGACACGAGTTAGACCAGTTGTTTTTGCAATTTGTGTAGCTGAGTTGCCCTTAAGCAACTCTTCTACTACTTTATTCATTTGGTCAAATTGACCTGCCACTTCAATTTCATTATCCATTATCGGTTTTATAAAATCCTGATCCTTTAAATTGAATCCCAAAAGGTGTGTAATATCTTACCATTATTGATTCACATTCTTCACATTTGTAAGAACCCTCTTCATCTGTAATTGAACGGGTAACTTCAAGAATTGCATGATCTTCATCGTCTACGCATCTATATACATATGTTGGCATATTTAATTATACTCCATTATTACTACTTTTGTCAACCGCAATTTTAAGTAAGATTAAATAACCAATCAAATCGTCAATATCATTGTCCCCTGCAAAACCTTGATTGTTTTTTACTCTATTTAATTTGTCATCAATTCGTACTTTAATCTGCTCAATTTCGTCCGATTGTGCAAATATTCTACTCGGTGAAAGAGCAGAATCTCCATAAGAAATATTTTTATCTATGAGTAATTGTGCAATTTCATGGCAAGCAACCCATATTTTTTGACCTGAAGGGGCCGAAACAGAATGCTGGTATAAGTCTAGGCAGAAAAACTCATTAGTATCTTCGTATACTGGCTTTAACATTAATCTCCTTTTTTACTATTAATAATATTCTATATTGTTTTTTTATTAAAGTCAATTCTTTCAAGCAACCATATATTAGACTCTAAAGTTATTTTATACAAAAGCTTTTTTGCTTTTGGGCTTAGAGCATAAGAATTAAAATTATATTTTTTAGGATGTTTTTCATTTGGATCTAGTTCTTTAGGTACGTAATCATCATTTTTCTTTTTACAATCAAAAAAGAAAAGATCTACAGGACAGTCAATACCATTTGATTCCACAGCCTTTAATATTTTTTCAACACCAGACCTTGAATAAAAAACTGCTCCTGTGTCCCACCATTGATAAAGCGGTACAACACCATTCACTTCTTCACCACTAAATCTGACAAACTCCATATCTCTTGTATGCAAAGTAAATAAATCAAAATCATCTGGCAGCTGATTTTTGTATTTTTCAAACAAATCAAAAAAATTTGTTTCTAAAACCACATCGTCTTCGAATACAAAAAGATATTCGTAATCACTTTCTAAAAACTTTTTAAAAGTTAATAGGTTACTTGCCCAAAGACCTATCTCGCCGTATGTTAACAAGTCTTTAAGATTTAAAGAAAAATGCTTTTCTTTAAAATTAATATAATCTTCTTCATTTTGAATTTTTATAGTATCATTATTAAGATTATCATACTTAATTGATAAAATTTGTTTTAATGATAAATAACAGCCAAACCTTCTCTGGTAGTCTTTACCAAGTTTAGGTATGTGAAAAATGCTAAAGCAGGTACTATTTTTTTCCATCTTTAATCCATTTTCTAGGTTTTTTAATAAGATCAAAACGCTCTAATGCTCTTTGTATTGTCATGTGTGAACACTTTGCTTCCATAGCCATTTGCAGAACTGTTTTCTTTTCTACAGAATATCTTTTAACTACCCAGTCTTTGTTTTCCCAAAGCTTTGTACTTTTAGCCATTATACCTCCTTACACAATTTCATTTATCGCATACCACGCAATTCCCGCAGAATCTGCCACGTTATCGGACTCAGTTTGGATGCCCAGATTTCTAGCAAAGTCAATTGTCCTTTGCTTTCTACGTTCTCTGATCTTTCCCTTAATCCAGTTGTCGGATTTGTCGGGGAATTCAGCTCTGATTGCATCTTTTTCCGCCTTGGTATAATTTTTATTACCTATGTAAGATTGCCAAGTTATTGGATGCACCTCAACAACCTCTACATTATCACTAAGTAACTCTCCCATTATAGCACCAAATACGTATGCCATCTTCATTCCAGTTGCTACGGATTTAACTGAAATTGCTGCTTCAATAACAACAAAATCAAAATCCAATGTATGTTTAAATGATTTTATTTTATTTTTGGCATCAAGTATTCTTTCATACACATCTGCACCTTGAAATGTAATTTCTCCCCATTTTACTGCCTTATCTTTATTCATAAGGCAAAACGCAAAGCTATTTGTGCTTGCGTCAATTCCTAAAACTTTAGTTCCTTTATTTTTTGCTAGTTTTGCCAGTGACATCTTTTAACATTTCTATTATTGCTTCACGATCTTTTCTTTTTTGAGCATTTTCGCAACGATCACATTTGTTGCTTTCATTATATCTACTTAAAATAACGCTGCATCCATCTGCCTTACACATCCTTTTTTTACCCGCAAGTCTTTCTTTTTTTTCACGATATTTTTCTTTTAATTTTTCATTTGTAGCAGTTCTGCAACATTCATCAGAACAATATTTCATATTATGAGTTCTGGGCTCAAAATCATTAAAGCATCCATCATATGAACATTTCATATGATATCTCCCTTAAACTCTACCAGATTTAACCACTCATGGTTTTCTTTAAATGATTTAGATTGTGTTTCATCAAATATTTTTTCATTACAATGAATACCATTTATTCCTACATGGTTTGATCGGGATGCCATTGGATTTATATTTTTTAATTTATTTTTTGGCAAAAGCCTTAAGTTTAAATGCCAATCCCAACCGTTATGAACTGGATCAGAAGAATAATCTTTGTCCCAATTTTCTACAAAATAATCTACCCAATATTTTTTCCATGTTCCCCAAACAAGTCCATTAAATCCTTGCTCACGAACAACTGTGCTTGGGTCATATGTTCCCCACTTAGTGTTAGCAGAAATAATTGCTATTTCCTGATCATCACGATACATTTTTTCTAACTTATCAAAATATCTTAATATGTCTTTAGATACGACTACATCATCTTCAGCTAATACTACAAAATCGTATTCTTTAAATAATTTTTCAAAACCCTGCCAGGTGTTAGTTGCATTGCCTAGAAGCTTGGCATTGTAGTTAATGCTAAAATAACTTACGTCTACAGTATCTATAAAGTTATTAATGACATCAAGAATCTGATCTCTAACTTCGCTAGGCTCAACATAAAAATGTAGGTGCCATCCATTAAAATTTTCTATTTTTGACCAGCTGATGAGTGTTTCTTTTAAGTAGTCTACCCTATTAAACGTTGTAAAAAAGATTGCTTTTTTCATTTTTCAAGCACCAATGGTTCTATGTAAACTTCTCCCAAATCTTTTTTGTCGGACCAACATACCTTTTTTACTGGACATCCTTTGCAAGCCCACTGAGATTTAGTAAAAGTGCGTTCTGGCAAAGTTCCAGCCTCGTAGGCTGAATACACTTTGCGTAACCAATTCCATACATCATCAACCAGCTTAGTATTTTTTTCATCCATATTTATTGGAATGATTAAAAAGCTATTATCATTTTTGTTCTCATAAAAGAAAAATCCCTGTTTAGCTCCACGAATTTTCATGTAGGTAAGTAGTTGAACTTTATGATATGGCAATCCTTGCATCTCTGCTTGACGAATATCAAAAATTTCTTGCTTGGCAGATTTAATTTCTCCTACTACTTCTTGTCCATTCCACTCAATAAAAGTGTCTGCAAAGCCTCTAATTGGAGGATCATCGTGTGTAACTTCTGTTTCATTTGCTTTGAATACTGGCGTTTTAGCCATGATTTTTTGTATACGCTCATGGACATACGTACCATTATCCATATTAACGACACCCATAGCATCGGTTTCATTTTCAAATTCAGCACCAGTAAAAGCAATGAACCAATATCTAGGACAGTTACCGTTACCATAGCCAACACTACTAGGACTAAAAGTCTTTTTTTGAGTAAATTCATTTGGCCTCTTTTCACTTAAAACTGCTTCTTCATACATTTCTGCAAAAGCAATTGGATCAAATCCTTCTGGGTTTGAATTTTTTTGAAATTTTAAATTAGCAATTAAATCTCTACCCATTTTTTACACCCACACGTTTTTTACACCTTGTGCACATAATATATGTTTTGCCAGTAAAGGGACAAGCAACGTCTTCTGTTTTATGTTTATGAAAAAAATTAAATATATTCATTAAGCTCCAAATCGTGCAGAATACTTTAAAGCATCAACAAGTCTGTTAATAGCTTCTTCTGCTGTATAGTATACGTTTTTCTTTTTTGAATTTTCCCCACCTTTTTCAAATGTGGTGTAATACCTTGACATAATTGCAAATTTAGCAGCAAGTGCTTGCATTTTTACAATAAGGTCAGGAGCTTTAGTTGATGGTACATCTGGCTTAGCAATTAATTTAATAATTAAATCAAGGGCATAATCAAGATCAGCATCATTCATATATGTCTTCATATCATTAAATTCTGTAAGTTCGCTAATTAACTCAATTACTGGCTTTTCCATATTATTCCTTAATGATTCAATATGTCGTTTAAATATTCTTCCATTTCATGTGGCTCTCTGTGTGGCGAATAGTTAACAACCTTTCCATACTTGTCTATCAAGCACTTTTCAAAATTCCAAGCAATTTCTTTTCCAATTTCTGAAGTTAAGTATTTATAAACAGGGTCTGCATTTTCACCATTTACATCAATTTTAGATGCAATTGTAAATGTAACACCATAATTAGTCTTACAAAACTCTTCAATTTCTTCATTAGTCCCTGGCTCTTGTCCACCAAACTGATTACATGGGAAAGCAACAATTTCAAAACCTCTATCATGATACTGCTTGTAAAGTTTTTCTAGGCCTTCGTACTGTGCGGTAAAACCACATCTGCTTGCCACGTTAATAATTAGTAAAACCTTGCCCTTATAGTTAGAGAAAGGTATAACGTTTCCCTTGTTATCAGTAAAACTGAAATCATATATATTCATTTTTTTCCTATTCTAGTATTCTTACTACAAATTGGCAGGGATCCCCACCAGCTTCCCACTCATCTATTTCTTCTTGAGAAATTGGATCAATTCCCTCATGAGTAGCGCATTGCATTTTTGATATCCAACCTTGGTTTATTCCGTTGTTAAACCAAATTAGGAATTCTTGTTGATTTTTTTCTGTTATCATTTTAACCCTGACTATTTTATAATAATAATATTCTCATCTAATTGTACCAGTTTACCGTACACTTTGTCTACCCGTTGCCCTGGAAATTGCAAAGTTACAGCATGTGTATATTTAGATACAAAATCATTTGTTTTTTCTTCTTGCTTCTTCATAAAATCTTCATCATAAAACACACTATTCTCTATAAATTCTTTGTCTCCCTCAGTAGAATAAGGAATAAAAATTCTCATAAAATATCTATCTGCTCCTGAAAAATTTTCAACAGCATGATAAAAAGGTGCGCCTGATGGAAATACAGTTACATCACCTTTTTTAGGTTTATATTTATAAGCTTTATTTTCTGCTTCTGAGTAAAAACATATTTCTCCGCCATCATAATTATCATTAAGATAAAAAGTTATAGTAACAATTTGATGCCAATCAGAGTCGTTAATTTCTGGCATTTCATCAACGTGGTACTCAAGCATTAATCCATCTTTAGATTTTGTTTTGAAAAGCTCTTCACTATACTTATAAATATTTATCGGTACAGGATCCAACTTTTCATAGACCTTTTCCCATTGATTTATGTATGTTGGCCAAACGCCTTTTTCTTTTAAATAATCGTCCAAATATTCTTTTTGAATAAAATCGTAAACATTAGCAATATATTTTAAAATTTTCTTTTCATCATTATCTTCTGAATAAAAATCTTTTCTATAAAACAGTTGACTTATATTTTCACCTTGATCGTACCAAGGTTCCCATTTTGGCCATAAGGAATCAGTACGATCTTTGTTTTCTATAATATCAATTAGTTCATCACAATGTTCAAATAAATTTTTATATACAATTATTTGTGGAGCAATAACTAGCTTTTCAAACATTTTTATCACCCTCATCATAATTTATGTTTAATCGTAAAGATTTTACTTCATGTTTTCCAATAATATTACCTAAATGATCAACGCCTTTTTGATAAAATTTTAAAAATTTTCCTTGACGTTGACCTTCTTTTAAAGCTGCTATATACTCTGGCCCGTGAACTTCTGGAAAAGGATATGGATTTTTATGAACAGTTAATGAAGTATCTTGAAACTGAGAAACAGATATTGGTAAAATACACCCCACATATGTCCCAGCTGGCACAAAATATTCTTTATTTGGTATATCCAATTGCCAAACTATAGGTAATAGTTGTGTAAAAAAAGAAGTTGATAATACAGTGGTTAAAACTGTTGCATCTTTAATTGGCTGATTAGGAACTGGCATTGTTAAAAGACTTGTATTTTCATCTGTTTTAAAAACAAGGTTAGTATGAAAACTTACGCTTCCAGCACCACGGTCGGGGCCCACAAAATTTTCTCCTTTTAAAACTTTAGATGGGTGTCTTACATCTCCATCCCAAATAAATGATATGTCTTCATCAAAATAAATCCCATAACCCAAAGAATTTCCCAAAACTAAAGGTGTGCAATTGTAGACAGCTGGATTCATCCATTCACGTTTAATCTTTAATTGCTCTATCTTTGCAGTAGGCAGATTATTATTAACTGGATAAGCGTCAAATTTATACATCTCTATTTTCCCAACACTCAATCATTTGTTCCAGTAGCGACCATTCAATAACAGCGAGTCTAGTTTTTTGACCCTCTCCTCCAAGGATAAGCTTAAGAACTGGGTATTTATCCCTAGAGACCTTAAACGTATCCGTGCAAATTTTAGCCCAAATTTCCTTACTAATGGAGATTGACTTTGCATACTCTTTATAGTCAACGACGAAATCATGCCAGATAGCATCGCCTTTTTGATAATCCCCACGCCCAGAATTTTTTTGACCTTTTGCTCCATCACGTTTTATTTCACTTCTTTCTGACATTAGAAAGCCACACTCGATTTATGACCGTTA